CTAATATTAGATATCAACTTCATATTTACTTATTTAAAAATACATTGAGTAGTCGTCAAATAGATCACTAAATGATTCTGTTGTTGCTGGTGCTTCCTCAGCTGGTTTCTTCTTAGCAAACTTGTTTTCTATAGCATTAACAGCAACTGCTGTTTTAACTGCTACTGCTCCAGCTAAACCACTAAGAGTTCTACCAATAGCATTTAACAACTTCTGAAGCTTTGGTAATGATTTTGTTGCAGCTGTAACAACTTCAACATTCTCTTCATTATCAATCTTTGATTCAACTGAATCAATTACCTGCTCGATTGTATCAGATTTATCTTCAAGCTCATCAACCATTTTATCTCTTTCATCTTCTGTTATCTCAACAGTAGATTCTGACTCTGTAATAGCAGTCATTGAACTTGGTTCTTTTACACCTTCAAGAGAAGCTGCTGCTGAAATGAAATCACCACGATTCATCTGGCTCAATGATTGCTGAATATTTCTGTAATACTCATCAATGTCTTTCATTTCACCTTTGAGCTTAACAGTAATCTCATATTTAACATGTCCAATCTCACCATCGGGTACTGTCTTACTTCTCTTTGTAATTTTTTCGATCTTAGCTTTGATAGAAGCAAATGTCTTCTTACACCAATCTATAATCTTCTTTATAATACCTTTTTTCTGTTTTACAGTCTCTTCGTTAGCTTCCTCAAACATATATGCCATATCCTCAGGAGTTCCATTTTCAAGGATAATCTTTGTCTCTATGTCATGATGTACTTGATTAGCTCTTATATCAACCATTTCCAATATGGTTGAAATTTTATTCATTTCATTCTCCATAGTATAGTCAAAGATAGCCATCTTTCTTGCCATACCATTAAGATGTGATTTATACATACTCATTATGATACACCTAATCTCAATTGACCTTTCTGTCCGATATAGTTATTATTTGTTGACTTATTGATTGTTGGTATTGCATATTCCTTAGATGTTGTAGTAGCATTTACAATTATAACTGCTGCAACCAGTATAGCTATTATCTTTGCAATAGCTATCATTATTGTCTTAAGTATCTTACCAACAATATTTGCTTTTGATATATACTCACCAGACTCTGTCTTATCAACACCTTTGTCTATTCCGTCAACAGTATCTTCAATATCGTCATTGATATCTTTTAAATCTTTAACGATAGAATCAACTTTACTTTTAGACATCTGAACTTTTTTAGCTGCTTCAGTTACCGTATCATCAGAAGACTTAATTGCATCTGGTACCGGTACTTCATCTAACTCTTCAGAAGCTGCAACAACTTCACCTCTTTTAGCTTTAGCGAGAGATGTTTTAATCTTCTTATAATAATTAGATACTTCTTCAGCTTTCTTGATTATATCTGGGTCAACTTCAACCATTTCATCTTTGGTCTTATGAGAACCCAATGCAGCTATTTTTTCTTTTATTGTATTGAATACTTTTTTGAACCACTCTACGAGTGACTTAAAAACATTCTTTTTCTTCTCAACTGTATCTTCTTCAGCTTCAATATACATTGCATTTGCATCTTTAAAAGATACATCTTCCAAAAATACTTTTGTTGCAATATCTTTAGATACCTGTACTGATGATAACTCTATACTTTCAAACTTTGTTTGAATACGATTATAGTCATTATTCATCATTTTTATGCTTTTATTTAATTTATCAAAAATCATAATTTCCCTCCTATAAATTAGAAGTTGAAATCATATGATTCTGTAAACATGTCGCCATCTCCGAATATATCATCGAAGTATGACTCTTTCTTCACACCATTGATGTCACCTGGTATTTGTTTCTGACCACCTTGGTTATCAGGTAACTTATTGCTTGGTCCCTGAGGACGGTCATGATGTACTGGATTCTTTCCAGCAGCATTTTTCTTATCGCCCCATGATTTACCACCGTTTTCATCAGTTCCTTCAGCATCTTTTCCTTTATGGATGCCAGAGAATAAGTTATTTGCAAGATCAACACCCTTCTGTGCAAATTCTTTCAATGCATTAACAGCTGGCTTAAGTGCTGCAAAAAGCGGGTTCTTATCAAGGAATGCCTTTATATCACCAAGTATGCTTATAGCTTTATTTGATACTTTGCTAAGAAGATCACACTTGTTGAGTAGATCACTTTTCTTCAAAACAACAACACCTGTGATAACTGCTAACTCTGGAATAAGAGCTAATCCTAATTGCTTAGCTGCTCCTACAAAGTCTTTTTGTTTAGCCAGATCAAACGCGTGTGCTATCTTCTGGAAGTGGCTGGTAATAATATTAACATGCTCAGCATCCTGCTTCTTTACCTCGATATCTTCATCAGGAAGCATACCCATCATTGACTTAATCTTTGTAATAAGTCCAGTAAAGATTTTCTTTACAGTCTCGATAAACTTCATGAAGATATTTCCAGTCTTAGCATTAGCTTCTGCTTCAGCCTCTGTGTAGAGATATGATGCATCGTCAAATGTACCACCTTCAACATAAATCTTAGTATTTATATCATCTATGGTTTGATTATACTTAAGCTGTGTCATTTCAAGGATAGTATCAAGGCGAGAAGCTTCGTTAAATAATTTAGCATCAACCTTTCCCCAATACTCCCATTGTTTGCTTATAGCATTTGAATTAGTAAAATCCATATGTTTATATTCCTTTCAATATGAAATATTCTTTAATATAATTATCATTTTGTTTCTATTAGTAGGCATTTACTTTTATTATATTCACATTAAAGTAACTTATTAAATGAAAGGATTTTTTATACTATGGCTGACTTACCAGTAAATCCAACATTTAATGTTAATGATTTTAATGAACCTAAAGTTCTATCTCCAACAGAGTCATATATAACAGACGTATTGATGATTCTTTTTGGTAGACCTGGATTTTATCCATCTATACCATCACTTGGTATGTATATACAGGATTATCTCTATTCATTTGATGATGAGATAGATACAGAGGCTATTAAATCAGAGTTAGCATTACAATGCTCAGAGTTTTCTCATTATATAGATAGTGGTGATATGGATATTATTACTACTAAACATAATGGAAACTTAATGTTATTATTCCTAATGCCAATTGTAAAGGATAGTAAAGATTTCCAATTAGTATTAGGAGTTACTACGAATGAAAAAGGAGAAATCGTTTATAACTTCGTAGAAAGTGAACCACAGATAATTTAAAGAAAAATATATTTATATGAAGAAAGGTGTAAGCGTAATGACTGATAAAGAACTTACTAATTCTACAAATATAACAAGAGATGAGGATTTAGATTTAACATCAATGCTTAATGCAGTTAAAGAAGAATCCAATGTAGTAAAAAAAGAGGAAGTAGCACCAGCAGAGGTTAAGAAGTCACCATTAGAAATGTTAAAGGAAACAGAAGCAGCAAATCCTAAGGGAATAGTTGTTGAGAATAACGACCTTAAAGCTGATAATGGTCCTCAGAAGAATATCGTTTATAACGATGAAAGAATGGCTGATATTAAAGAAGAGATTAATAACTATGATACTACTCTTAATAAGAGAAGTAAAGTTACTCTTATAAGAAAGCCAATGACTCAGTTAGAGTATGTTCAACTTATGGACGAAATTGAGTCAGTAGTAATCAACCCAGATGGTTCTGTATCTTTTGATTTACAGGATAAGTATGGTAATAAACAAACACCAGTATTTATTAGACCAAGAGAGAAAGATGAACCTATATTTGATTTCTCTGTTTTATCACCAGATGAAATTAAGGAATTAAAAGATAAAGGTGTTGATGTAAAAGAAGCAGATGGAACTCCATCTGAAGAAGATACAATAGAAGAATCATCAGAATCTACTGAGGAAGAAATTTCTCCAGAGAAGAAGAAGATGGTTGAAATTCTTATTGATAAGACAGGACTTGGTGGAGATTTCTTCTTAACAGAAGATGAGAAGAAGAAAGTTACTGAAGCTGAGACAATAAGAATTAATGAAGTAAAAATACTTGATATAGCTGCAATTAAAGCAAAGAGATCAAATGTATCTTTCCAAGACCATATTAAGGAATTTAATATATCTGGAAGTAGAACTACTATTTGTTTCCCTGCTTCAGGATTTAAAGCTCAGATGAGAGGTCTTTCTTATGGAGAGTATGCTGATGTAGCTTTATCAATGGAAAATGTTAAATTCGACCAGTACTATAAGAGATTAAGTATCATTTATAATCATATGACAAATATCTCTTGTGGTGAGTTTAAAGACTTCGAAGATTTCTTAAAGCATTTCTCATATACAGATATATCATTGGCTCTTTATGGTCTTTATATTTCTACAGAGAAAGAGAAGCAGGAAATACCTCTTAGATGTGGTAATAATAAATGTGGAAAGACATTCAATTGGGAATATCATACAAGAAATGTATTGAGACTTGAAAGATGTGCAGATAAATTCTTGGAGAAGATGGAAGAGATTGCAACAGCAAAACCATCAGATTATGATAAGATTGCATCAAATGCTGCTGTAAATAATTCTAAGTATATAGAGTTACCAGATAGCAAAGTTGTTTGTGAGATGGGTGTTGCTTCAGCATATGACTTCTTGTATAACTTTATTCCACTTATGAATGAAGAAACTTTCAAAGATGCATTTGGTCAGGAAGCAAGTCAGGTTTACATGGATAATGTACTCTTATTGACATCAGTAAGAAGTCTTGATGTTCCTGATGGTGAAGGTGGATATATCCATTGTGAAGGATATAAAGATATTCTTGATGCATTATATTACATTAGTCCAAATGAGATCAAGTATCTTGCTGCTCATACAGCTAAGATTCAGAGTAATTGGGAAGTAACTTATTCACTTGGAGATACTAAGTGTCCTCATTGTGGTTCTGTAACTAAGAACCTTGATGTATCAATGGATGACTTAGTTTTTCAGACATACAATCGCTTGATGAGTACGGAGATAGAGCTGAGCAAAATTCCAGAGTTATAGATGAAACTCTAGCTCTTTTTAAAGGTGAATTATCATATGAAGATATTATGTATAATATACCTAAGAAAAGACTATTCGAATTGCGAGATGTTCGTATAAAGCGATTGTCAGAAGAACAGAAGGCTCTCGACCGTCAACAGAAAGATGCTCAAAATCAGATGGTAAGAGATTCTATATTAAAGAAATAATATCGGCTTTTAAATCATTATTTACTTTTTATCGAAAGGAAAATAATGGATACAATGGAACAAAAAATAGATGAGTACTTTAAAGAAATCTCTAAAGGAGATTATGAGAAGTTTGAGTCTTTAATATTAAATGACTATGAAGAAATAAGAAAATTATATTTTGTATTAAAAGATTATAGTCATGATATTAGTTCAATAGACTATAATTGTGATATAGATGCTGGAGATGATATCATAAAAGATGTCGTTATAATAGTTATTCACACTATTGATAATACATTAGATATTAAAGACGTAATATGTGCTAATATACCAGAATTACATGATATTGATGTATCTGGTGATATAATCAGTATTTGTATGGAAGAGTATTAAACTTATAAGAAGTAGGATATGTTATAATATCCTACTTCTTATTTTCTTTTTAACACCCATAATAATAAAATAGACATATATTATTTTAAGGTAATATTGTAATGAAAGGAAAGAATTTAAAATGAAAACTAGAAAGAGAACTACAAGGAGAGTGCTCCGCCCGTGGGTCAAACATTTTCTGACTATAAATAGGATATTGATTATAGTTGTATTTTTAAGTATGATGACCGCTACTACAATAGGTACAAAAATAAATACGGAAGCAATGGAGTTTCCTATTACAGAAAATACTACTGAAAAAGAAGTATTAGTAATTGATGATGCTCCAAGTTCTATGTTCCAAGAGGAGGTATTAGAAACAGAAACTGATAGTAACCCCGAGAGGGTGGAAGATGATGAAGATTTATTTGATGATTATGAGGAGGTAACACCCGAAGAAACAGTTCAAGAACCTACTATAGAATATGATTTAGATAATATAGGCTATGTAGGCGTATCAGGGTTAAGAGTAAGAGAAAATCCTGATATAAATAGTAATGTGATAGAATATTTATCATATGGAGATAAAATAGAATATAGTATATATGATGATGAGTGGTTAGTGATTAAAGTAAATGATAACTATTCATATGTAAGTAATAAGTACATAGTAGACACATTACCTAATTATAGAGCAAAAAGTGTTGTAGGAGATAAGAGAAAATCTTATATGGATTATACTGCAATTACATCAAAGAGTAGTCCACAATACAAATTACAACACAATCATGCTTATACAGATGATACAGGAATAAGAATGGTAGATGGAAGATATTGTATTGCACTAGGAAGTTATTATACACACAGAATAGGACAATACGTAGATTTAGTATTAGAGAATGGAGAAGTAATTGAATGTATCATCGGAGACCAAAAAGATGATAGAGATACTAATGCATCAAATACAATAGCTCATGATGGAAGTGCTACTGAATTTATAGTAGAAACTAAAGCATTACCTAAAATGGTGAGAAGAATGGGAGATATTGGATATACATATGATGGTTGGTTATCTAAAGTAGTAGAAATAAGGATATATGATAAAATTTTAGATTTGTGATTAATGAGTAATTTATATAATATTTCTATGTAATCAAATAAGAAAGGAAATAAATTTATAAGAAATAATAACTTAATACGGTATCAACAAGGGATTAATCTAATTGGTCCTTTGATTAGATATAAAAAATATTTTATAAAGGAGACACAAAATGGCAAGTAATGTAATTAATACAAAGGCAGGTATTAGACCTGACGAGAATGAGCTGCCGTTCACAATCAAGACTAGTGACGTTGAGAAGTATCTTCAAAATAAGGTAGATGCTGTCGTTAGCAAGATTGGTGGAGATGAAGTAACAATATCGGTTTATTCAACCGAAGTAGGAAAGGCATTCATACCATTCATGGTAGTATTACCAACAAGTGTAATGAAGAATGGTAAGAAGCAGGCACAGAACAAGAGTATTCCAAGAATATTCTTAAGTGGTGGAGATGAAGATAACGGTGAGGTTTCAGCAAACATGCGTGATGAGTTCTATCAGATATTCTCTCCATATGTCTACAGTAAAGTAGATGAAGCAGCATTCTTCTCTGAGGATTGGAGAAGAGCGAGAAAGGTGAATAGAGATACATCACCTGTTCTTAAGAGATATAGAACACCTAGAATATCTAGAATTAATCAGGGGAAGGAACCAGTTGTTATGCTCATGATCGACCCATTGAGAATATTCCACGATATGCTTACAATACCAGATGACAACAGAGCATTTAAGCCTGAGATTACTGGCTGGAGGAGAATCCAGGACGGAGAGTTCATATATCAGATGAGGAGAGTCCTCAATAAGAATAACAAGAAGAAGTATAAGTATACAATTATGGATGAGCTCAATAGAAAGTTGAGAATTCGTAAGTAATTAAAGTATCTAAGCAGCTTATCTGTAGCTAGGTTAATTCTAGCTACAGATATTTTTACCAATATGAATAAAATATTCTTAGCACTAAAATATTGGTGGATTGGTTCCGAAAGGAAGAAGGGAAAAGAAAATGGAAGTTAAATTAAGTTTAGATGAAGTAAGAGAATTAGTTAAAAATCAAAAATGCTTTGAAACAGAAACTTGTTTCTTAGTAAACTCATACAAAAAATATGATCCACAACTATGTTTTGTATTGGGTAAGTATTTCCACTTAGATGGAAAAGGTAATCCAATAGACCCAATAGAATACCTTACCGATAAGTCATTTACTGATAAAATGAATATAGATTTCAATGGTGTTCCAGTATTTATGTTCGGTGATTATTGGGTATCAAAGAAAGGGTCCCATTGTTTTAAATTAAAGAGCCCTATGACAGCTAAGCACTTGCTTATAAGGATTGATTGGGGTGGTTCATTTAATAGAACCAGGGGATTAACAAAGGAAATGGTTGAGAATATTCCAGAGGTGTTATATTATCATAAAGCATCATCACATGGTGGTGGTGACGGTTATGATTATCTCATAGTACCTGTGGGATTCCGTAAATCATTATATGATGAAGAATTTGATGGTGAAAGTCGTGTTACTATACCTAGTGATAATAATGCTGATGTTTATCGTGATAAGTTTCAGAAATACTTAGATAGTAGATTTGAAAAGTATGATAAAGAACTCAAAGAACTTTTACCTGTAGATATAAGAGAAATTGAGGAGTGTAGAAATAAATACCTGACTGAAGTTCAATTAGCACAGTATCATCTACACGATATATGTAGAAATAGAATGTTATCAGGAGAACCAACAATATCTATATCTATCTATAGATTGTATTTTACAATCGGTGCTGAGAGAATCTTCTATACAGAAGACGGAATTGAGAGATTTAGAAAGATATATGGAAGTTTTCAGTAAGGAAAGGACTAAATTATGAAAAGAAATTACATTAAACCAGTAGGAATATTAATAGCTATAGCATCTGTAGCATTCATAATGGATACTGTGGATTTAAGTCAGGCATCAGTACAGAAAGATGTAGTTACATCTCCATCTAATATGTACAAGACTGAAAAAGAACGAGTATACAGAACTATTCAGCTTGCAAAAGAGCAGGGGTATTTTGAGTTAGATGAATACGGAATTGCTTGGGAAGGTTCGTTAGATAAGAATCAGTACTGGGAAGTTGATGTATATGAGACTGATATGGATGCTGAGTACGAATGGTATAAATTCCATTTCAAAGCACCACAGAATTATGTATATTATGAAGATATCATCAATTGGTATCCTTCATTAAAAGGTAAATATATCAAACTCAAAATACATAGAGGTGATGCTCAGGTAACAGAAGCTTATGGTGAAGTGAATAATAACAAGATACCAAGAGAAACATCTAAGCCTGCTGAAGTAGTTACAAAGGTTGAACCTTTCCCTACTGAGTCAAAGGAAGCCTCTGGTGGTAATTACGTACCAATGCCTTCTGATGAAAAGATTGTTGTTCAGTATAATAATAAGACTTATGATATTCATAAGAACGGTGTTGTAGAAATCAGGTAATTATTAGGTAAGTATACGATTAAGTTCGTATACTTACCATTATTTTTTTATTTTTAACCACAGGTAAAACTTTGATATAACTTAACAAGGAAGGATAGTATAGAGATGGATAATCAAAAATTTGATGATTACAATCCGTTCAGTGTTTGTTTTAATGCACTACGCATGAAGTATCAAATATATGATGAGTCATTAACAGCGTCTAATTTTCTTAAACCAACAGACTCTGTTAATGTATTTATTAATCTTGAAAGTGTTTTTAAACACCTATCTATGTTACAAGATTTAGAGCAAAAGATTATATTACAGAATGATTTTAATGAAATCATTATATCTGATATAATAAATTTAGCAGGATTTTATAAGAGGTTTTTTAAAGGGAATGGATTAGATACAAAAGTATATCTATTCCATACAGATTTTCAATCTAATGATTTTATTCAAAAGAAATACAATGAGGATTATAGGTCTTATTATTTAATGAAGTTTAATAAGAATCCAAAATTTGTAGTATTTACAGAAAAATTAATAAATGAGATATTACCTAATGTAAGAACTATATGTGAATTTATACCCGATGTATATTACTTATCAAGTAATAATATAGAGGGTTCTTTAATTCCATATATAATAGGTAAAGATAGTGATAGAAAGAATTTAATAATAACTGGTGAGTTGTATGATACTCAGTATAGTTTCATTGATAACTTTAATAATCACTATATAAGAAGAAGTTTTGCTAATCAAGTAATAGCAAATAATGTAGATGAGTATCTTTGTTATTTATCTAAACAAACAAAAGAAGAGATAAAGCAAATAGATTACTTATATAATTCACATCCTCTTTATTGTACATTATTATCAATAATAGGGGATAAAAATAGAAGTATTGGAGGGGTACCTGGGTACGCTTTTAAAACTCTATCAAAACTTATTTATAATGCTATCAATACGAATATTATTCGTAATGATACAACTAATCCACAGCTAATAGGAACTATTTTTGATGATGATGAAGATAGAGAAGAATTTATTAATAGCTATAAGTGTACTGATGTAGTTTCTTTATATAAAGAATTAACAGATGCAGATATTACTTCTATCAATAATCAAATATGTGATAGAATAGATATTAATAGTATTACCAGTTTAAATGGTGATAGATTCTATAATCATCAAATTAACCTAGAAAGCTTATTTTTATAAGAGGTGAAATATGGCTATATTTAGTCGTGTTGACAAATTTCAAAAATATAAATATATAGTAAAGAATTTAAAAATTCTACTTCCTGATGGAAAAGGAGAAATAGAATTACACACTTCCAAACTATTACAAATAGACTTAGAGGAAAACTTTGAAGAGAATTTCTTTCCTCTATTTAAAATAATATTGAGTCTAGATACTGATAGTTATTATAAGCTATTAGAGAATAAAAATAAAGCTCAATTCTATATAAGAATAAATAAAGCATTTGCTGGAGAAGATGAAGGTGCTGAATTAAGTTTAGAAAAAGCTTTTATAAATGATACATATGATATTATATTTGATGAGAATACTGGAGATATGCAATTAGCATTAAAGAATGAAGGTAATAAAGATGATTATACTAAAGCAAGAGAAGCGACTACAAATAGTTTATCTGCTGTTAGTGATAATATGTGTACGTTCTATCTATTCAAATCAAATATAGGTGGTACTAAATCTAATGTAAATAAAGTATTTAGTAATATTAATGTATCTGATGCAGTAGCATATTTAATGTCTGAAGCTAAAATAGATAATGTCTTAATGGCTCAACCAGATAATAATACTGTATATAAAGAATTTCTATTACCACCTCAATCTGTATTAAAGAATTTACAATTTATAGATACTTATTATGGTATTTATAGAGATGGTACTATGATGTATTTTGGTTTAGATTATACTTACATTATACCATATAATGGTAAATGTCTAGCATATGCACAAAATGAAACTACTGATACAAGTATTATTATACCAAAGAGTTTTGATTCAGATTATGGAGGAAAAATAGGGTCTTTTAGTAAACTATCAGAACCTACTAAGAATTATATAATTGGTGATTACAAGACAGTAAATATCAATAATCAGTCTATTACAGATAACTATATAAAAGGTAATAGTATGTATGTAATAGATTCATATGATGAAGATGATGATGAGGAAGTTGCGTCAGAAGCAGAAACAAAAACAGAGAATTTCACAAAGATGTTTAAGAATAATACAGAGAATCAATTTATAGCTAGTATGTATACAGCACAGACTAATGCTAACTCTGATGTTATTACAGTGAGATTATTTGATTTTGATTTATCAGCATTAACTCCTAATAAGAGTATTAAAGTAATATTTGAAGATACTGAATATACAAGTAGATATAATGGTCAATATATATTAGCAGGTATAAACAGTGCTTTTAGAGCTAGTGGTGAAGAGATGGGAATTTCTAGTACCATAGTACTAAAAAGAGTTGTGAAGTAATCACAGTGAATAGAATTATCTATTCACTGTGATTTTTTTTTGCTACTTTTGCTGATTAACCTTGGTTATTAACAGGCTGATTAGATTGTCCACCCTGATTACCAGTATTATTTACATTATTCTGGTTACCTTGGTTATTATTAGGTTGATTGTTTTGATTATTATTTTGGTTATTATTTGTCTGCTGATTATTGTTATCATTTGGTTCTACGGTTTTTGGAACCAAAGCAAATAATACCTTGAAATAATCTATATATCTATCACGACTTGCATTACATAAACTACCAGTAAATGTACTAATAGCTGATGTGAGCCATTTACCCTTATCACCAAGAGCATTATCTGTATCAGATTCTGTTAATTTCTTGATACAATCATCGCCAGCAACTTTTAGTTTATCAAGTGATGCAGTTAACGTATTGAGAAACTCTTTTGGATATTTTTCACAATATGGAATCATAGAACCATCTATCATAGCTTTAAGATTACCATTTGCAACCTCTACAGTTTCCATTTTAGCCTTACCTACTTTATAGTAGTTCGTTAATATGGTATTAATATCATCAACACCTTTGTTAGTCCCTGTCTTAACACCACCATCTATAAATGTAAATAATTTACCATATAAATCATTCTCATTATTAACACTAGCCATAGTTTGCATTGTAATAGTATTAAGATTAGTAATAAGCTTAGTAATGTCTTGAACGAATACAGTATCATTCAAATTATGATATGGTAAGATATTTATAGTTACGTTACTATAACTTCTATTAAGTAATGCAGCTTTATTTTTTTGCAACCATATATCATTAGTTCTAGCCATCTTTTCAACGACTTCTTTAAATGCATTTATGATTTTCTCAATAAGTTTACTTATTGCACCTATCAGACCAGTTTTATTACTTGAACCATTATTAGGTTTATCACCATCATGTATCTGAACCTTTGTATCAGGTTTATTATTCTGATCATTTCCTTGAGGTTTATTACCACTAGGTTGCTGATTAGGTTGTGGTTTCGCTTGTGCTTGTGATGCCTGTTGTTGATCTGGTTGTGATTGAGAACTACTTGATGATGGCTGAGCAGTATTATCTCCTGGACCCTCAATAATCAATTGATATCCCGTATCTCTGTAATACTTTTCAGCAACATATGCATTCTCCAAGCATATGAAATTATATCTAAACTCTTCTTCTATCATACTTACAGTCTCATTACATACAATATCTAAGAAGTCAAAAGACTCTAATGATAACTGTGAGTCAGTTATAGAAGGTTTTGAATAGTTTGGTTGCATACTCTCACTAGACTTCTCTAATGATTTATTTATATTATTAAGACGAGTAATCAATGCACCACATATATCATTAATGAAATCTCTATATGTGTCTATAAAGTCTGTTAAAAATACCTTATATGAATTGATTGTATCAAGGTCTTTATACTCACTATTGACATTATTACCAAATCTTTCGAGTAGTAATTCTATCTTCTGGTATGTATCATGTACCAAAGTAGTCAATGCTTCCACATTTTTCTTAAATCCTATAAGTTCCCATAACTTTCTGTCAACATTCTCTGTATCAAGCATTGGTGGTTCTTTTTCAACATCGTTTGCAAGTATTTCTAATTCATTTTTGTACTGCTGTCTAAGAGACATATTTAATCCAGATTCTTTAAGAACATCATCAAACATCATTAGATATTGATCACCTTCTTTACCAATTCTATCTAGACCCTTTGAGATTATTCCTATTGCATTCACAATATCAACATATGGTGCATTGTTATAATCTCTTTCTTTATCCTTAGATGGCTCATCATACATATCATTATACAATAACTGATAATTGATATTATTTTCCATAGTATAATAGCTATATATATGGTTTGATAATTCAAGAAAAGCACCACATCTATTTTCTATCATATCATTTGCTAATGAATGTGTATCAGTAGGGAAAATGATATTACCATTAAATCCTTCTGATATAATATTAGCATTAAGCATATCATTATATAATCCCTGAACAGAGATTACCTTAGATATCAATTCCTGTACTTTAAGTAATACACAGAAAGTAACAAATCCCATAACTTTATCTACAATACGTATAGCTTTGATTATAATCCTATGAACTATAGTACTATTTGTGAATGGGGTAGCTTTATTCTCTTTCATCAGACTTATAAGTTTATTCACAAATGTCTGTAATATGGTTAAAGTTTTATTATATTCAGATAAAATCTTTCTGCATTCTATCTGATTAGATTTGAATGAATTTACAAATGGAATTACAGTTCCATCAAAATAATTATTATCTACTTTAACTTCTGTATATTCAATATCATTCTTCAGTGCACTTATATCTTTACCATATCTAACATTACCAACTACAGTTTGTTTTTCCAATCTAAATACAGCAGTATCTTCAAGCAACTCAATAAGTGCTCTATCATCTACTTTATTCTTGATGGTATTATTTAGTAACGTTTCTATCATTCTACAATAACTAACCAAATATTTAAAATTGAATGATTTTATATGTTCCTCATTCAAATTTGTAACAGTGAAGTTTAGTTTATCAAAACTAAACTTACTTATTTGATTTAGAAATTCTTTATCAATATTAGGAGAAATACCAAGAAGTTCATTTTCTATCATGCTTAAATATTTCTGATGTATATCGAATTTAAGATTATTAATAGCATCTATCGGTAATCCTAATGACATATCAGAATTGGCTTTATATATATTTAAGTCATTACCACTTCGTTCTTGTAATTCTTCTACAATATATTCGTTAATTGCTTTCATCAATTTTAACCTCATATATTCTTTAGTCTATTAAGACTGTGTTTTCAAGCAGTATTAATAAATAAGAAGTGGTATATCTTTAATAATACCACTTCTTATTTACTGGGTTATATAAATAAAGTAAACTTTCTATCGTCAACTTTCTCAAGAACTTTTTCTTTATTATCTATCATGATATTTAATGATTTATCTATAGCGTGTATCATACTCTGTAAGAAGTAATTAACTGATGTTTTCATAAAATCAACACTCACTGTCTTAACTTGAGAATCTTCATAATCAAATGCTGATATAAGAGTATTTACTTCATTTTTGTATTTCTCTATAGTAGCTGTCATATCACAGATATAATCAAGATTATTCTTTAATATAGATATACAACTTACATTCTCTGTACAAGCTGGACTAAATAATCCATCAATGAAATCTTTATCTTTCGAATCAGCTTTATCTAATTCTTCTTTAAATCTATCTACAACATCAGTATCATTATTATCCAATATTAATACTTCTCTAGTAAACTTAACCATACCATCAAAATACTCACGATATATAGTCTCTGCTATTTTTATATCTCTTACCTCACAACAACCGTCAACATCCATTCTATCTGGTAATTGATATATTTCATGAATTTTATCTTTACCAACACTTCTTAGAGTATTGATTAGCTCCAATTTCTTTTTATCAGTTTCGGCAAAATCCTTATTGCCATAATCTACCATTACCATTTTTACATTCCCTCTTCCTTAAATAAATTCAAAATCAGAATTGGAAACCTCATCTTTAATAGAGTCAATGGTCAAGGCTTTATTTTCATTCTTAGTTTCTCGTGTAGTTACTTCTACTGACTTACTTGACTTAACTCTAATAGTATCAGAAAGTTTCCTTAGTGTCTTAACAAGTTTTTCCTGTTTAGATACTATCTCTTTTTTCTTCTGTACTGTAAGTGCAGAATTAGCTTCTACACAAGTCTTGTTCATCTCCATGAACTGTGCTTGAATATCTAACTGCTCTGATATATTTCCTCTTAAGTAATATACCTGATATACAATTGCTCTTGTTATTGGTATAATAGCTATGGCAGCTGCCATTACTGTAGCCATTCCTATTACAGCAGTTGTTCCAATAAAGTTATCTCTTGAATTACTCATTGAGTCTAACATCTTACGATAATTAACTCCTTGAGTATCACAAACCATATTAAACTTCTTTAACTGCTCAAAATAGAATTCATCAGCTCTTAGCTTACTATTCTTAATCACCATAACAAGTGTATCACTATCTGGTCTCTTTACATACTCTACAAATGAGTAAATTAAAGCAGTAGTAGCTTCAACACAGAAATATACATAACTATTATATTCCATAGCTATGTATTCGTTTTTAGCTTGAAAACCTTTCTGGTATGAAATAGACATAGATGAAATATTCTCAATAGCTTTCTGAACTATTTCAACATATTTAATTACATCACCTGCTCTGTTTTCTGCTGCTAAATCTTTTATAGTATTGAGAGTTCCTTCCATTGCAGAATAACCCTCATAATCTTTTATATTTCCTTTGGATTTTGGAATACCACCAAAGTCAATATGCTTCTTATCTATTACTGACTGGAATAATTTCTCTTCAAATTTTCTTGTAACTGGTGAATTAACATCCTCTAGAACTGCTTGAAGGTCTTTGCTTTCTCTATATGATAAAGTCTCATTCTCAGAAAGTATTAGCATTGATTCGTAATACGGATTAAAAGCCATATTATATTTTTCCTTTCTTAAATAAAATTATCTAGAAATCATTCTTCCTATTTCTTTTCCAAGTTTATTGGAATTCATAGCATTATCTCTTTCAAGAGTTTCTATTGAATAAGTCTGATATGTTTGATCACCATCATAGAATACTGAAACTGTTCCACTTCCCTCGTCCATAATAACAAACGCCATTAAAAAAAGATTATTCATAAGCATTCTTACCATAGCATCTTTTCTTATATCAATACCATACTTATTCTGTAATACATCTACTTCATAAGAAGATATTACTACTGTAGCATTAGGTATAATTGCGTGAGGAACTGTAAAGTTAGTCATTCCAACTTTCTTATTCTTTAATCTCTGTAATGTACCAAAGAAAGGAGATTTACCTGCTTTCTTAACAGTATCATTTTTAATCTCATCAAGATTAAGAATAATATCTTTAAATAAAGAAATTTCTCCAGTAGTCCATCTTAAGAATTTAAAAAGAAGAGATTTATTCTCTATACCTCTCTTTAAATTATCTACCATATCATCTGTCTGGATAACATGCATTATAGTCTTAACACCAACTACAAAATCCATATACTGAACAAACTCTTTCTTATCATTAACAGCAACCAGTCTTACCTGCACTCCTAATGGAACCATATCATTGGTTTTCTTAATATCTCTATCAAGTAATTTAGGAGCTTGTACACCATTACTAATACCAGCTAAATCTTTCTGTCTTTGAAGACTTGCTTTACCTGATTGAGCTGTAACAAATCTATCGATTATATCTGCTTTATCAGCAAGGTCAGCTTCATAGAAAGATTCTAATGGTTTCATATCAATTTCAGAAAGATGCTCTTTCAATAATTCCTTATGGCTTTCTAAAATAGCTCTATTAGTTTTATTACTAATATTGAATACCACTCCATATGAATTATCTTTACTCATATAAAGTTTATACTTACCATCTTGTACTTTTTCCATATAAGAATCTACATCTTCTGGATCTACCATTAAGTCATTTAATGACCCTTCCAATTTCAAATTCTGATGCATCTTTCTAAGATAATCAAGTGGAGTAGGATTAATAGTAATATCAACTACAGAGTTCATAGACAGCCAAGTCTGGGTAAAACTAGCATAAACTTTATCTAAAGTTCTAGACATGGTATTAGCCATATCCAATGGAACGGAATCTGCTATTAAACAAGGAAACTGGAATGTTGAATCTTTAGCACCCCTCGTTATAGTTTTGGTATTTAACTTCACAGAATTAAGCTGTGTAGCTACCTCTGGTCCTTTACGCATTACATTTAAAATGTCGTTAATAAAACCCATATGTTTCATTTTCCTTTCATTTTGCTATAAATTATCTATTTGTTTCAGGGTCGGGTTTTTACAGGAGAAAAAAAAAAGAATAGGGAAATAAAAAAATAAGGATGTGGAGTCCTTATTTTTTTTATCTACTACTTATACTCATTAAAATACTCGATAACAACATCGAGCATTTCATTCAATGGAGTTGAATTAGGCAGCTCCAAAACCTTCTGAGAATAATAGATTCCACCCGGCAAACAGTATAATGTTTGGGACCACCAACGAGCCTCGAGTGCGTCTCCAAATTCTTTAAACCTATTTATTCCACGAATACATCTTTCTGCATTATATGGAGATTGATTCTCCTCAAACGCTCTCAAATCCATTCCGAAATCCATGTGTAAATCCTGTACTGTGTTCATCATAATTTTAATCTCCTTTATAGATATAATATTATTAATTATTACACAGAAATAGTATATATATATATATATCAGATTTGCGGGTTTTACAGGAGAAAAAAAGAATAGGGAAATTTAATCCCTATTCTTATTATTTATTCTTCTGAAAATGAACCATCGTCGAATACAACAGGTATTCCAAACGGAAATATCTCAGACAACTCTTCTTTTAACTCTATAGTATAATCAGAGTTTGGAAATGATGTATATTTGGTTTCACCATTATATACCCATTCTGCCGAATACATACCAACATCTAATTTACATAAAATATCTTTATTATCCAATACCTCCGAAGATGCTTCACCGAACTCCCCATTAAATATAAATTTTACTTCTAACTCTTTTGATTCCCAATAATTCTTTTTTACACTATGAACTTTATATACCAAAAACATAAAATATCATTTCCTTTCCTTATAAAGATATCAGCTTATTATAATACTCACTAAATTTGATATTATCTATCATCACAGAGTTTTCTTCCATATAACATGTGAATTTAGATAAAATACTGTATGCAAGCACAGCATTAAGGAAAAATATTCTATTTTCTAAATCAATATCTAATACCGTCTCTATATCAAAATTCCCATCATACGTATATTTTCTCATCAATAATATAGAATCGTCTGTAATGCGAAAATTATATACAATACCTTCCTGATTTGGATATAGTATATCAGTAATATCCCTCTCATATAACCACTCACTAGACATTGGAAAATCTGATGTAATTCTTGGTATCTCATTATATACCATATATAATCCATTTTCTTTTATAATAGACATAAAAACTCCTTCCCCGTTAAAGCCAGATAGGTCATCTATAAATTTATTATTACGTATTACTTGATTAAGCAACTCTGGTTCTATAGATATCGTAACTACTTAAGTAGTCAGCTATATCAACACCATTAATCTTCGTATTTGATTCCTGTAGGAAATCAATAATTCCATTCCATATATTAACTGGAATTATCTTGTTGAAAGTAATATTTCCATTGTCAATATCAAGTATAACATCAGATGACCTTACTTCAAACTCATTTGCTATATCTCTATATCTATACAACCTGATAAAATCTGAGTATATAACTAATGTATATACATAGTCATTCCCTGAATCAATATTTTGTACCAATCCAGTGATATCCATCTTAAGTGCACCATCACCTCTCTTCTGGTATATGTCATTGGTAACTTCAATTCCTGGGTGCTCTTCATCATAAATAAACAATGTTGTCTTATGCATTATCTCTTTCATTTCTTATACCTCTACTTTCCTACTACTGATACTGATGAATTTAAAAATAAATAACCTGCTAATGTGAGACCGTCTATTAGAGTATGATACTTCTCTAACATCTGGATTATTCTATTAAACTTTTTATTTTCTATATTTGTATTACAATGGTTTCCCCTATCAGAAACATTGATAATGTTCTCAATGCCATATTCTGCATCAAAAATACTCACTGATACAAATTCATTAGATATATTTAAAATATATCTATTCCTGTCGATATAATTAACCTCACCTATTAAGTCGTTAATAACCATATAATTGGTCATACCGTCTTTCTTAATCAAATCGCTTGTTACTTTCATAGCTCCCTTTCCTTTTATATAACTATTTTTAATAGTCTTAATATAATATAAAAATTGTAGGTAATATCTAATTCATCTACATTCTGATACCTATCAAATTCTATATATCCTTCAATTACTTTAAATACTGATTTATTATCAAATGTACGATAATAACCAATATCCAATTCTTTCCATTTGTATGAGTCAATAAAATTCCTTAGCATCTTAATAGTTGCTATTTTATTTCCCGACTCTACCGATTTTATAAACTGAGAAATGAACTTAATTAAATAATCTTTATGCTTTTCATAATTCTCATCACTTAATCCTTTAACATCCAATTTATCGGAGTTATAATAGAACTCTATTCTTCTCCCTATATTGATATACGATGTATAACTATTCTTAGGTCTAAAATTAATATTCTTACCAAACTCTTGGAACTTACAAAGTTTACAAGTGAATATTGCATCTTTCTTAATAGAAATAAGATCATTATTCTCTATTTGATTAGCTTCAAAGAATAATCTTCTTGCTTCTTTAAAAGCATTATTAAGACTTTTAACAAATTCTGGATTATTTATTTGCAATTTACCTATATTAACTTTTCTCGTATTTTTATCTTGCTTGGATAATTTATCTATAGTAGATTTATCCAATAAGTTAAATTCTTTTATTAATGAGAAACCAGCATCCTTCATATCATATTCAAATATATCCGTATTAAAAAGATACGGGTTACTCTCATTAACATATAAATCATGTTCATACATAGCTTATCACCTTATATGAATAATTTAATACTTTCAAGCATTTCTTCTTTAGTCATTCCTTCCATATACAAACCATCTTTCTTTAATAACTTTCTAAGTTTCTTTTTACTCATCTTCTTAAATTCTTTCATTCTGTTATTTTCATCTTTATTATAATTATCTTTAGCTTCTTTAAGATAGCTATTACATATTTTAAGAACTTCTTTCTTATCATATTTAATTAACGAAATCATTCCTGTAGAATAATACTTGTAATTATAACAAGGATATCCAAAATGAATAAATATAAATTCAGATAAGTATTCTAAAAACTTCATTGATTTTTCTTCTTTAAAAGTATTCATGAATACTATATTATATTTTTCTTCAATACTACCTTTAATAAGAGTTGCGAAGAAAGCTTTATTGGTTTCTAATTGCTCAAAGTATCTATCTTTAAATTTCTCATCAGATAGAGTAGAACAAACTTCTGGATTAGGATATAACATATTTTTTGCTTGAACTATATTTTCGTGTTCACCAGATGAACTTATCCTAGTACTTACCAAGACATACTGGCATTTGAGTATGTCTTGGTAATTCTCATATCGAAGAAATATGTTCTGATATACTTTTGAGTTAGTATAGTACAACATGTCATTATTTCTTCTTTGGTTTTCTTATTACTGGTATTTCAGATAAGTCATCAAAATCTATTTCATCTGGGTCTGTTTCTGTTACTTCAATATCATCAGGAATATTTACAGGCTTATCTTCTTTACTATCATCTTCATCTACATGAGATGGTGGCTGTTGAGGATTTATGTAACTTGATATCTGTGGTTCTTCTTTGACTTCTGATGATTGCATCTTGTCTTTAAGGTCTTCCACATCAATAACAACTTCTGCTACAACTTTTTTATCTTCTACTTCACCATCTGTAGTTGTTGTTGTTTTAATTTCTACTGCAGCAACTGGTTGTACTTCTTTAACAACTTCGTTTACCATCTCTTCGATTTCCTTATCAGTCATATCTGCGAGTTCTTCAACAAATTCATTAAACTCATCATCATCTTCGTCATCTTCTATAGATGCTTCTAATAATGGAGCTACAACACTGTAGATATCCTCGGTAGTTATAACGTATCCACAAACATCAAACATATCCTCTCTCCATTTAGCTTCAAGTGATAGAGATGTATTAATGTCAGCTGATATTATCCTTGCAAAGTTCTCGAGGTTATTATATCTACTATCGTAGAAATTTCCCCAGTCTATATCATCAATAGTTCTATTCTCTAATTCGAGAATTAACTCAGCATACTCTCTGAAACTCGTAATGACATTAGCCTGCAAATTACCAGTACTACTTGTATCAAGAATATAGCATCTATAGAACATATCGTCCTTATCATAGATTATCTTGAATCTGTTTTTATCATAAGTATTGATATTATATTGGTCAAATATATCTATTATCTTTTCAATATCATCTGTAACTGCAAATGGTATTGTATTAGATAATGCGTAGTCTATAAATGCTCTTCCGAGAATCTGTTCATTCTCTATAGCAATATCATCAGGAATTACTCTAGTATTCAATTTCAATCCAACTCTTTCAAATCTTGATTGAATGAATACCATCTGCAATTCATTATCTACCTCAAATGATACTGGTTCATATTCTAATGTATCCTCACGAGTTTCCTCAGTACCATCGTCTTCAACAAACTGTCCCTCTTTCGAGGTATTATCGTGATACTGGAATATACCATATTGATCAAAATATCTTGGTTTTGGCTCATTGTCATCTACAACAGTTTCCTGATTTCTTCTAGTATCTATCATAGAGAATAATTGAGCTTCGAAATCTGTACCAGTATTATTCACAAACATATCATTTTTCGTACCAGCAAGAAACTCATCGAGTTTCCTCAGATTTTCCTGTTGCTCCTCATATGATAAATCCCACATATCATGCTTTTTATTTTTCTTCTTCTTTCCCATTTCTTTTATCTCCTTTATTTTAATTTACCTTTTAACATCAGTTCTTGAGATGGCGGATTATCCCAATCTTGATAGTTATTGTCAAGTTCTTCCTGAACTTCTTTTCTATATTCTTTCAAAATAGCTCTAGGGGATTTAGCTTTCTTTTCTTTCTTAACGCCCTTAGTTACTTCAAATGATGGTACCAACTCAACAGATTTCAGAGGTTCATCTAAAAGATATCCTAATCTAGTAATATCTCCTATCTCAGCATTCTGTTGTTCTTTACTAATCTTTCTTCTTAATTCACCAAATGTATATTTTCTACCACATGTTGGACAACTTAAGTTTACATAATTAGCATCATATTTTAACATTGACACATCATCACACTCACAGTTAAATACGTTAAATTTTACATTATAGATATATGCAAAATCTAATATACAAATTGTGCCATCAACTCTTGTTCCCCAGTTAGTATAATTCTTACTTGTTACTCCAACATCTCCTATCAAGAATTGAGTTGATATTAAACCAAGAATTTCTTTCATATCATCTTGATACGTATGGAATTCTTGTAATGTAAATATATTTACATATTCAGTCACGGCGAATAAGCCATTTGTACTACATTCATATACCTTTACTACATATGGTTGTAATTGCTTTGTATAGAGGAACTCTCTTTTATTATCAATCATTCCATCTTTATCCAAAGCTATCTTAACAGCATAACCATCAATCAAGACAGCCATTCTGTTAGTACCTGAACCCAGTGTAGTATAAGGAACTTCATTATCTGTTAGTAATGCCCTAATATATTGACTCTTCATATTATTATGGATATTTGTAAGCATAGTTACTTTTAGAATATCCAAACATAACTGGTCATTAAAGTATTCTAACAACAAAGACCTCTTATTACCAAACACACATTCTCCTTTCCAAATTTAAAAATCCCAAGTAGAATTCATTAACTTCTCTTTATCCTTATTGGTTTCTTTATTAAGTTTACCAAGAGTCTTTTTAGCTTTCTTCTTGAGTTTCTTTGTTTTCTTTCTTACTTTCTTTTCTTCTTTAGATAGATTCTCATCATCGAAATCTTCTCCAAGTTGTCTTCTCTTATTAGCTGTCTGTAGACTAACTAATTTCTTCTTAAGAAGTTTCTCTTTCTGGAGTTGTTCTTTACGAATCTTTTCGAGTTTCTTCATTCTCTCTTTATTACCAAAGAGATTTCTGATATCCCAATTATGATTCTCAAGAGCTTTTCTTAATTCAATCGAGTCTATCTCTTCTTTTGTCTTTAACTTACCATTATACTGAGTCTTAACTTGAGTATTCTCCCATTCTTCTAATTTAGCAAGATATTTATAATAATCTCTATCATTAGTCATATCTCCCTTAAATTCTGGCATTCTACTCAATACTAAAGTTTGGTTATTATCATATAAATCAAACTCAGCCATATCTGCACTGAGCATATCTGATATGAAACCAGCCATTCCAAGTGACCCTTTCTTTTTCTTCTTTTCTATGCTCTTATAAAGATTACCTAGGTCTGGTAATGCTTTAATAGATTTCTTTATCTCTTTCTTATTGATAGGAAGAACCACATTATCTGGTATATTCTCACCATCTTCATAAAGAGCTACAGGAGCATAGACTTCTGTTTCTTCATCTTCATTAGAATTAATTGCTCTTTCAATTATTCTCTTATCTTCTTCAGTAAAGAGAACATCATACGCATCTTCCAATTCTTCTTTTGTATATACTTCGTGTTCTTCTTTTAAGAAGTCTTCAGCAGGTGCATCTGATAAGATATACTCTGTTAAATATTCAGTATCAACAGACCTCCTACCTGAACCCTTAAACTCTGGTAAAGTTAGACCACTAATCCATATTTTACCTCTAAAGAATAATTTCTTAAATTCATCTGGTGAATATACAAAATTATCCTTTGCTACTAAATCCAGACATTTTAAAGCTTCCCTCATTGCTTTAATATACTCAGGGAATTTTCTGAATTTATGTTTGTACTTACTAAAAGTCTTAAAAGCCTCATAGTATTTGTACTTCTTTTTTCTTTCCTCTTCCGATAAATGATACTCATCACCAAACTCATGAACGACAACAGTTCTGAATTCTTCTTTCATCATCTCTTCTCGTTCTGCTTTAAGTCTTGGTAATTTAGCCCTCACGGTTTCTATATCAACATCTTGAACTTTATTGGCTGTAGCTTCTCCAGTTTCTTCACCAAATTGATATAGAGTATCATCATTATCACTTACCATGATATTAATCATACTAACATTAAAATCTCCTTTCACTAAAATAATATATCAAAATACATACATACTAGTAATTATGTAAATTAATTACATAAATGATGATTAATTAAGCCGATTAAACATAACAAACCCTCATTAAATAACAAAGTGTACTATGTACTTGGATATACCAAATTGTATATCCAAGTACATAATTTTATTCCCTTAAGCAACCTGTATCTCATCTTTAGATAAGGTTTGCTTTTCTAATTCATCAAATCCATCTACATCTAAGTATGTGAATTCTTTTACGAGAGCATCAAATGAATCTGATGTTAAGTTAGCAGTTTTCTCTAACTTTCTCTCTATTTTCTCATAGATATCTTCAGAAATATATGGTTCATATATTCTCAAGAATTCTGAATAATTCCCATAGCACATATTTAATGGTACAAATACTTTTGTAGAGTTATGAACCATTTCGTGTCCTGTTCTTGATAAAGGAACTAATCCAACTAAATTCTGATAATGTAAATCCATTACTTCATCTGATATATCTAATGCATTTATTTCTAAACCCTCTTCTTGGTATTTAGTTAATACAACTGATACTATATCGAATAAGGTAAGTGGTTCATGATGTATTTCAATTTTAATTCTTTTCTTAGAATTAGTACCACCAGTTATCTTCTGGAAGAAGATACAGCTATCTAATCCAACATTCTCTTTCAAGAATTCTATATAATTTCTATACTCCAAAGAAGCTCTTACCAATTTCTCTACAGTTTTAATAAATTTTATTTTATCTTTCTCAGTAACTAAATTAACTTGATATTCCATTGATTCGGGTTTAGTCAATTTAAGGTTTTTTATAAATTCACTTTTATTTTTACCCATATAGTTAATCACCATCTTTCTATCGAGATTACCTATATGTGATAATAGATTAGAAGTTATTCGGTTAGTGCTTTATACGTCTCACCATATAAAATCATATATAGTTTATATTCATCAAACTCAGGCATTAGTCTAAATGATGTTTCCATACAATCAATCTTTTCATATATTTCTTCTTCATCAGCAAGATCTATGTATCGACAATTATATCTAAATGCTACATAATACCCTAACCTAATTAATGCATTAAGTACTTTCTTATTAAACATATCAAGTGCAAATATGTTATTCCAATCCATATAATCGAACTCACCAAATAACATATCATATTCATCTTTAACACATTCATATTCTGTCGTTGGTATTGGCATTTCAATACTTCCTGTTGTGATAAAACCATTCTTACTCACTAGAGATGTGAGAAATGCATATGTATCTATGTAAGCACGTCTATCATGCTGTACAAATGATGAGAAATCATCTTTATCCATATTATCCTTTACAAGTTTGAATTTACTCATATCTCTTAATTCTACGAAACTTCTTGCAAATTCTTTGATACCTGTAATACCATATAACATGGATTTATTATCAACTTCAGATACTTTATAAAACTTCCATATCTTCATTAGTCGCATAATCCTTTCTATAGGTTATTCCAAATACTCTAGCAAATATTGAGACTTCGTCAAATGCTATATCATCAAGACATTCACTTTCACTGTCATTAGTAATATAAGTGTTACCTATTAAGTCAGATATTATTCTGCTATATTTATGATTGAAGTATTTGGTCACTTCTAATAACTCATAGATATAATCTCTATTATCAGAATATAATGAGAATGGGTACAATGAAATACATTCATCATACTCAAATTCAGTACAATAAACATCTTGCAATTTCAATGTATATATACCACCAATAATTTCTTTAGTTTTTAATTGATGTGGTCCATAATGACCTATATTAGAATAATCATTAACTAAACAGACATAATCTTCATAAGATATATCAATTTTATCGATAGTAAATTTACTCATATCTCTACTATCCTTAAAGATATTCTTAAGTTCTTTACTCTTAGTATATCCATAGAGCATTTCTATTATACCATTATTTCTTCTTACATAATTATCTTTTGGTCTGGGAATATGAAAATTGATTTCATTTTCTTTTGTTAATTTTAAATAGAATAAATATACTTTCATATCTAAATACCTATAAACATAAATCTGAATAAATAGAATAATATAGTTACTGTAGATTTAGTAACTCTAGTTTCTGGGTCTTTTATTACCTCTAAAATATCATATATTGTATCTTGATATTTTGAATTAAGATATTTATAGCAATTAGTATCATCATCAGAGAAATGAGCTAGTATGAAATCTTCTGCGTCATTACAAACTCTATATTCATTCTCTATTGATATAATTCCCATATCTTTTAATTCTCCTTTGTGTTTTATTTTGTACATAAACAAATCTAATTGATGTGTTTTGTACTTCTTCTTTAACTCTTTTAATCCTTTCTTATCTACTTTTTTACTTCTTACTTTGAATACTGATTCAGACCTAGTATTTATAAATTCATCTACCATTGTCTTATCAGTACTCCATGCATATAATCCATACATAATATTATTCTTATACACATATTTTTCTGAGTTATCAATAAAGTATATATATTGTAAATTAAATACATTTATTGGTATCTCGATGTTAATTAGAAAAACCTCCATAAT